AGAAATGTCAGATCGTGTCCTTGAAAAAGGAGAGCTTGAAGTGGGGTTCCCGGAAGGTACACCAACTTACGAGAACGGCACATCAGTCCCCATGGTTGCAGCTATTCATGAGTTTGGTGCACCAAGAGCGCATATCCCGAAGCGCCCAATTTTTGCACCGATGATAAAAGACAGGAGCGACGAATGGGTTATTGTATTAACCGAATACCTTAAAGCAAGCGATTTCAGTTCCGCCATATCACTTGATGGTCTTGGCGAAGTCATGCGGGCTGATTTGCAGCTTTCTATTCAATCAGTTATCGCACCACCTTTGTCTCCAGTCACATTGATGCTTAGAAAGATGAAAAGACTAGATCAGTCACTTAGGGTAACAATGAGGACAGTTAGAGAAGCGAGGGCTAAGGTAAAGGCAGGTGAAGATTATAGCGAAGAGTCAACAAAGCCATTAGAAGATACAAAGCATATGATTCAAAATGTTATTTATACTGTAAAATAAGGAACAAACCCGATGTCAGCCTCAAACGTACTAACCCAGACCCTTCCGAGTGGCCGTCAACTATCCGTTAATAGCTTGTCGATCCCCGGAGGCGTGCTTTATCTATCAAGCATTGAGGGGAGTGCTCGGCAATCGGAAACAGCGTCCTCTGTCTTTGTCTCGACTGCGGTCCCATCCCCAATCCGATACCTCCCGCTCACGGGCGCCCGTAGCGATGCCGGGGCGGCGGTGACAGCCACCGCCGGGAGCGGGACGGTCGGAGTTGCACGGACGGCCGGGGCAAGCCTTCAGCTCGTGGGCGAGGCTACGTCAGCAAGCGGGGTGACTGATAAAGCCCTGTGGGAGCTTGATCTTCCTGACACTTACGTCGCTGGCGCGTCAATCCCCGTGACGGTCAATGCCGTTGTAACCGGATCGGGCACGCTTACCACAGCCGCCACGACGATGACGATGGCGGTTTATACCGAGATTAACGGCGTCGAATCAGCACTTACTGTAACTGGCGCTGTGCAATTCGGCAAAACCGCAAGCAATCTTGGGTTTACGATTACCGGAACGGGCCTTGTTCCTGGATCCCATCTTGTAATCGAACTAACAATGCTTGTTACCACCTCGCTGCTTTCCTGTACCGGATACGTCAATTCAGTTGGATATCAGGCATGAATTTGAACGCCATCGTCGGGCCTTATGTGTCTGCCGTGAATCCGTGGGTTGTCGTAAGTATCCAGCAATCAACTGGATACACGACATCTCAGGATGGACGTCAAGTCCCGTCATACGCAGCTCCTGTAGCGATACAGGCGCAGGTACAGGCCCTGCAATATAACGATATGATGCAACTTGACGGCATCAACATCGAAGGTGAGCGAAGGGCTATCTATCTTAATGGCAATTGGGATGGAGTCGAAAGACCTGACGGAAGGGGGGGTGATCTCATTACCTTCCCTGACGGATCAATATGGCTTGTTGTGTTGGTTCTGGAGAATTGGGGATCAACAGACGGCTGGGTCAAGGTCGCAGTAACTCGTCAGATGAACCAATGACGCAACTCCAGCCAATCAGTATTACAGAGTCTCAGTGTTTGACTGCCACCAGAGCGTTTTTGCTTAATATTCTGCCGCATGGTGTTGAGGTTGTTCGCGGTTTATCAAATAGAGTACCGGAACCAACATCAAGCGACTTCGTTTTAATGACCCCCATGGGCAGGGACCGCCTCGCAACCAATGTTGTGACAGTTCAAGACACAGTATTCACAGGGTCTATTGCACTAACAACGCTCAATGTAACGGATATTGGATATGGGTCCATTAGTATCGGATCGCCAGTCCTCGGAACTGGGGTGACATGGGGCACGGTTGTTACCGCGTTAGGAACCGGAACCGGCGGTGTTGGCACCTACACCGTAGCGCCATCTCAAACTGTTGCAAGTGGTAAACTTGCGGCCGGTATTCGTCAGGACTTACAAAAGACACAATTGAAAATACAGCTTGATGTTCATGGACCAAATAGTGGTGATAATTCACAAATCATAACTGATATATTCCGCTCAGAGCGCGGGATTGAAATGTTTGCGTATTCTGGTTTTGATCTAACGCCTCTGTTCTCAAGCGATCCGTTACAAGCGCCATACAAAAACGGGGAGCAGCAAATAGAGGAGCGGTGGGTTGTTGATCTTAATATGCAGATCAATCCAATCGTAACAACACCTCAGCAATTCGCAGATCAGCTAGAAGCCACCGTGATCAATGCTCAGGTAAATAGCTAATCCGGCCTATGGCATGGCCTGACCGCAGTGCCGCGATGGCACCGCAGCCCTTAGATGGAGCCACTTCAAATGTCTATCCCTATCTCAAGTATCTTTCAGGTCACTCCATCGGTTGTTAGCGCTGCTGGCGCCGCAGAGGAGCTTGTTTCCATCGTGTTGACTACTAGCACGAGGGTTCCTATCGGCTCTATTCTATCGTTTCCGACTTCATCTTCGGTCGGTACTTACTTTGGTCTAACAAGCCATGAATACAACATCGCTGTTGTTTATTTTAGTGGCTTTACTACGGCAAACACGACTCCAGGCGCGCTCCTGTTTACGCAGTATCCGCAGACTGCGGTCTCGGCTTATCTTCGGGGGGGGGCCATCACTGCCCTGACGTTGACTCAGATACAGGCGCTTTCCGGTAGCTTGACTGTAGTTATGGACGGGTATACTCACACAGCATCGAGTATTAATCTATCTGGCGCTACCAGTTACTCAAGCGCCGCGTCGCTGATCAATTCCGCGCTCAACGCGACTGAGCCGACGGAGGCGAGTGTCACCGCGTCGATCGGCGCCAGCTTTACCGCCACGGCCAGCGGGTCCCCTGCCACGACGTTCACCGTGACAGCCACCACCGGGTACATCTCGATCGGTGACGTGATCACCGGATCGGGCGTGCCCAGCGGCACCACCATCGCCTCGTTCGTCTCCGGCACGCCTGGAGGCGCTGGCGTGTACACGACTAGTGTGGCCACCACGGCATCCTCGGCCAGCTGCGCCACCACCAGCAGCGTCATCGATGTGACAGTCGTTGGCAGCGGCACCCTGGCCGTCGGGCAGACTGCCTACAACGGGTCGTCGTCGATCGGGGTCGTGTCCGCGCTGGGCACCGGGACCGGTGGCACCGGGACATACGTCCTCAGCGGCGCCCAGCAGAGCCTCGCTAGCGGGTCCATTACGCTCAGAGCAACCGCTCTGGCCGTGTCATTCGACAGCGGCTCGGGCGCACTCGTGGCGACGAGCGGCATCACTGGCACGCCGTCCACAGCGGCCTATGCCGCAGGCACGCTGGCGGCGTCGCTGTTCCTGACTTCTGCGACTGGCGCCGTACTGAGCCAGGGCGCGGCAGCGACTACGCCATCTAGTTTTATGACGACTCTGACGTTGCAGAACGCCGCATGGGCGGTCTTCATGACAGCATTCGACCCGGATGCGCTTAACAGCAGCGGCAATACCGTTAAGTTGTCGTTTGCGGAGTGGAATGGTTCCCAAAATAACAGCTATATTTATGTGTGTTGGGATACCGATATCACCCCAACGCAATCAGCGAATGCTTCATCAAGCCTTGGGCAATTGCTTATCGCGGCCGGAATCAGCGGAACCCTACTGATCTATACGCCTAGCGATCTTTTCCATGGCGCTTTCGCTTGTGGAATGTTCGCGAGTATTGATTTCACCGAGCAAAATGGGCGAATTACCCTGGCGTTTAAGTCCCAACCTGGATTATCTCCGGGCGTGACAAATCAAACTGTCGCCGCAAATCTTATCGCAAATGGGTACAATTACTACGGAGCTTACGCTAACCCCACGATCGAAGGAAACATCTTCTACCCTGGAAGTATAGCTGGTCAATATCTGTGGGCAGACAGCTACGCCAATCAAATTCAACTGAATAATGCTTGCCAAAACTCGCTGTGGCAAGCCGCAACTGCGGCTAAGAGCATCCCATACAATCAAAATGGGTACGACTTTATCAGGGCCGCTTTCCAAGACCCCGTTAATCAAGCTGTGAATTTCGGGTCGATTGTCCCAGGCGTAACGCTTTCTCAGGCGCAGATCGCCGAACTGAAAGCCGCAGCAGGGCTTGATATCAGTGGGCCTTTGTTTAATCAGGGGTACTACATTCAAGTGAAAACGGCGATCTCTTCAGTTCGCGCGGCTAGAAAGTCGCCACCGTGCAGTCTTTGGTACAGTGACGGACAGTCAGTTAATTCAATTGATCTCGCATCTGTGGAGGTTCAATAATCGCCATGACTAACATTACTTCTGCAAATGCGAGTTTATCATTCGTTGTCGCTAATATCGGACTTGCCCAGGCTTTTATGCAGGGCTTTTCGGTTGACGAGATGTTCTCAGCCGAGGCGGTTGATGTCTGCGAAACGATGATGGGTGTTGATGGGTACCTATCGGGGGGATGGATTCCAGCTATTAGAAAGCTAGAAGTAACGCTTATGGCGGACTCCCCGAGTAATGTTTTCTTCGACGCATGGGCGCAAGCCAATGACTCGACCAAAACGCCAAACACGGCACAGGGCATATTGACCATTCCCGCCATTAATATGTCCTATACGCTAATCACCGGCTTTCTGAAGAGTTACAAAACACTTCCAGATGGCAAGAAAGTATTGCAACCTCGGAAGTATGGCCTTGAGTTCCAATCAATCATCCCTGTACCGATCGGATAACAGTAATGGCGCGTAAGACGAAGACGATTACAATCGATGAAGACAACAGGGATAATGGGAAAACCTTTATCCTTGTTGAGATGCCGGCAAGGCAAGCGGAAGAGTGGGGAACCCGCGCGATGCTTGCGCTCGCACGATCTGGGTCCGAAAGTATCGCGTCAATCGGTCAGATGGATGACGCTGTTTTTCGCGCCGGCCTAGCCGGAGTCGCGGCGGTAGGCATTGGCCTTTTCGGGCGGATACGATGGGAAGATGCGAAGGCACTCAAAGATGAGCTATTCGCCCAGGTCAGTTATGTCTATGATCAGAAAACCCCATGCGCCGTTCGCGGCAAGGGGGACTTCAAACGAGATGATGTCTCTAACTACAAGTCATTCGGACCAATTAAGGACGATGACATAGAAGAGGTATCGACTCGTGTTTTGCTTCATAAGGAATTATTTGAACTTCACACGGGTTTTTCGTTTGCCGCCGCCATCTCAAGCTTGATTGCTTCGATGACGACGGCGCGACAGGAGAATACCGAGAATACGTCAACATACCACGATCAGTAGGCGCAGTAGTATCAAGCAAAATGGCGACATTAGCCGAGCTTGATACTGTCTACGGAGCGCAAGACCTGTATGATCTGTTGGAGATCATGGCAGTTGATGCCTACAATCAGCGCATATCTTACAACAAGGCAAATCGTAAATGACAACAGTAATCGATAGTCTTGTTGTAAAGCTCAATCTTGATCCAGAGGGGTTCAAGAAAGGGGCTGGCGATGCCAAGACTGCGCTGAAAGGCATTGAGGAGACCACAAGCAAAACAGCGGAAAGCATCAAGGCTCAGGGCGAGGCCGCGTCATCCTTTTTTGATGGTATCAAGTCAATCTTAACAGAAATGGTCGGATTGCAAAGAGATGCGCTTGGTATTCTAAAAGAGGCTGAATATCAATCAAAAAAATCAGTGAGCACGTTGGGCGCCCAAGGCGCCAAGATGTATGAAGTAGTCTCTGGTTTTAGCAAAGTTATCGGTGGTGTAGCAGAAACAACGAATAGTAGTCAAAAAGAGATCGTAACCGCACTAAATAAAACGGAGGATGTTGCCGAGAAAACGGCAAAAAATATGGGGATTCAAGGTAAAAAAGCAGCTAGTTTCTTTGATGATGTTAAGAAATCAATCATAGGGCTGACTGCGGCCTATCTTGGATTTAACGCGGTTAAATCGTTTGCTGAAAATGTCCAGTCTTCGGAATCATCTCTTGCGAGGCTATCCACAGCTCTTGACGCAAACGGAGAGGACTTGGCCGCATGGATAGGGCTAACCGATAGGCTTGGTGGGTCATCCGATGGGTTGACCGGGTTTCTTAGTCAGTTGCAGGATAAGATACAGCAGTTTCATCAAACTGGTAATGTAGCATTAATTGAGGATATCGTCAAACTTGACAATCAATTGCGCATTTTCGGTGGGCACACCCCGGCCGGTTTCATTAATATAATGGAAGACCCTAAAGCAAGCATCACAGACAAGATGAGATTGCTTGCCGATGTGATAAACCAAATCAGAAAACTTCAAGGCAATGCTGCGGCGATGTCTGCGGCTAAGTCAATCGGAATTCCGGAAGGCTCCGCACTGGCGATCATAGAAGCCGGGGATGCCCTTGATGCGCAGTTGGCGAAACAAAAGGACCTAAATGGTCAAACAGTATTAGCTCAAAAGAATGCCGAGAAATTAAGACAGGACTGGAAAGAACTTGGTCAGGTAGTCCAAGGGATCGGAACGCAAGCATTTAACAAGCTATTTGATATCATTGACCCACTTTTGGTTAAACTAAACACATGGACTGAAGCAAATAAGGCTTGGATAGATAACGATATGGCGAAAGCCATTCAAAAAGTGACTGATAATGCCGATCTTTTGCTTGTGTTGCTTGTCGGACCAAAGATGATAGAGGCTATCTTAAAGCTTCGTCAGCTAATGCTTGGGATCGTAGGGGTAAAGGCCGCGGAAATCGGTGGCCTGTCAATGGGCGCTGTGGCGTTGATCGATGGCGCTATCCTCGGAACGATAGGAATAGATGAGGCGTTAAGAGCAGTTGCCGAAGGTGCGAACAAGGGGAACACATCAAGAGATTCCGTATCCACTTGGGGGAAGCTGTTCCAGGGGGATATTAGTGGGTTCTGGCATGGCCTGCAAAGCAGCGGGCCGGGGCTTGGTAGCACTATTTACGATTGGATATTCGGTAAAACATCTAGCAAGGGTGGAACCGCACCAAGTCCGTCTCACGCAGAACCAAGTCCGTCTCACGCATCGGTCCCCGGTGTGCTAGGGGCCTATAACGGGGACGCATCCGATCTCGCGAAGCTGGAAAGCCTACACTGGTCACGAGAGCGGGCTGTCGGGATTATCGCTAATATCGCAGCAGAAAGCAGCGGTAGGACCGATCTCGGGACTAGCGATAACGGGACCGCCTATGGCTTGCTCCAATGGCGCGGTTCTCGGCAAGATGATTTTTTGAGAATGTTCGGTCATGATATTCATCAATCAAGTCGTGACGAACAATTGCAATTTATAGATCATGAACTAAGGAACGAAGAAAAAAGGGCAGGTGACGCATTGCAATCAACTACAGGTGCAGCAAATTCTGCATCTATATTGTCCAAATTATATGTAAGACCTCGTGCAGTAGAAGAGGCCGCAAGAAATAGAGCAGCAGAGGCCGCGCGCATTATGGACAGAATAAACCGAAACGCAGTCGATCCATCCCTGCAACAAGGCGCCCAACCATCGAATAGAAGTGATTTGCTTAATCCGTCCTCATACACTACCAATCACACACAATCTGAAACCAATGTCGGGTCAGTGACTATCCACACTGCGGCAACTGACGCACAAGGCATTGCGGGATCGCTTGCGCAAGCCTTGCAGAGGTACAATTATGCCAATAAGGCAGCTTTGGGGATGGCGTGATGGCTAACGGAATTCCGCAACTTCTTAACAATACTTCAAATGCAATCAATACAATAGTGTTGTTGATAGCTGATTCTCAAACTGTTGTTAATATGTTTGGTGCGCCAAAATGGGGCATCTTTCAAAGCCAATCTACCACCCCTCTTTTAGTCCCCGATTCCGTTGTATCTGTGGACATTAGGCAGGATTGGAGAGTTTCAGACTATCCGATCGAACCAAATTCGTTTGAAAGCTACAATAAGGTTATTGTTCCCGGAGAAATCAGAATCGTCATGAGTAAGGGCGGGTCGGATTCTGAACGAAAAGACTTTATGGACGCCTTTGATAATTTGGGGGATTCATTAGTTCCATTTGATATCGTGATGCCAGACGGGACGTGGCCTAGCTTTACCCTATCTCATTACAGTCTGAGACGAACAGCCACAAATGGCGTTACGTTGATCACAGTGGAGTTGTGGTGCACTAGAATAAATATATCAGTGGCAACCGAATCATCGGTAACGGCATCACCAAGCGGCACCTCGCCCATTCCGTCCGGTCCGGTACAACCCCAGACTGCGCCACCATCGGCAGCAACCGTGCCAACTGCGGCGGCATAAATGATATTAATTCCAATTCAGGATGTATTCGCACAGACGGTCAATGTTACTTTGGCAAATCAGGTTTGCCAAATCAACATATATCAAAAGCAATACACCGATAGCGCAAATCCAACAAGCCCCAATTTGATTACGTCGCTATTTTGTGATTTGTATATTAACAATACATTGATAATTGGAGGTGTGATTTGCCAGAATCTAAACAAGATCGTTCGTGATCTATATCTAGGCTTTATTGGTGATATTGTGTTTTTTGATACACAAGGGGTAAACGATCCATCAAGTCCAGGGCTTGGGACTCGTTATGTTCTTCTATACTTGGAAGCGGCTGACTTGAGCGGACTTGGTTAATGGCGTTTGTTCAGAGATGGATTGACATATCGTTTTCATATCCAGGTGGCAGTTTATCCATTACTGCGCCGCGAGCATCTGTATTCATGGAAAATGCCGGCGGAACAACTGTCCCTCAAGCAAATATTAGGATACATGGATTGAGCCGCGCTCATCTTGGCGCCCTTTCTTCTTACCAACAAATGTCCCCAACCCTCCGAAACTCAACAGTAACAGTCAGTGCGGGTGATGATAAATACGGCATGAACGTGGCTTTCAGTGGTATGATAATAGCATCATGGGCCGATATGACTGGCTCCCCTGACGTGGCATTAAACGTCCAAGCTGTGGGGCAAACATTACAAGCAATAACGCCAACAAATCCAACCAGTTTTTCGTCAGGAGTACAGGTATCTCAGGTAATGCAAAACCTTGCGTCGAAGGCGGGGTTTGGTCTCGTTAATAGTGGGGTTAATGTAACACTATCAAGACCATATTTGTGGGGAACGCCACTTGAGCAAATAAATCAAGTTGCGATTGCTGCAAACATAAATTGGAGTATTGATAACTCAAATCAAATAATAACGATATGGCCTAAAGGTGGGAATAATGGATCACAAATAATTAACATAAGCGCCGAAACCGGAATGGTTAAATACCCGGCTTTTAATGGGACTGGAGTCGTTGTTACAACTCTTTACAATCCATTGATAAAATATGGTAATCAGATTATTGTCAAAAGTGACCTTCAATCGGCTTGCGGAACATTCATATGCCAGGGACTTAATCACCATATCGAAAGTCAAACGCCAGACGGTGCGTGGTTTACTCAAATAATGGGCTACTATCCTCCAGGGTAACAATGACTGTAACTAACTTTCTTGATCAAACAGTACAATCAGCTGACTTTAATGCCCATCAATTTGTCATCAAAATGATGATGGCGAGGATGTCAACAGCAACATTGGTGCAGGTCCAGAGTTGCACCAATAGTGGCGGCCTGTCTGTGGTCGGTTCGGTTAATGTGTTGCCGTTGGTTAATATGATTGATGGTGCGAATGTCGCAACACCACATCAAACTGTGTTTCAGTTGCCTTATTGTAGGGTTCAGGGCGGTACCAACGCAGTCATTATTGATCCTGCCATTGGTGATATTGGTATAGCTATATTTGCAGATAGGGATATCAGCAGCGTTATTGCCAATAAAGGACAAGCAAACCCCGGAAGCGCACGCCGTTTTGATATGTCTGATGGACTTTATATCGGCGGTTTTTTGAATAGCGCGCCATCGCAGTTTATCCAATTTCAAAGCTCTGGGATCACCATCACATCCCCAAGCGCAGTCACGATAAATTCCCCTACAGTAACAGTTAATGCCACAACATCAATGACGATAA